CTCAATGGTGTATAGATAATCCGGACTGGCAACGAGATTGGTCTGACCCCTCAACTTGCCCCTCTCCTGGAGAGGTTGGCGAATGGCGTGACAAACTCATCAATCGCAACCCTGGTTGGAACGATGTGTTAGGTCGCGCCGCCAAAGCCCCTGGATCCCGTGTCAAAAAAATCTGATCGTTTTCTATGCCTAGAAGAAAGTCATCGGCCAACAATGTTGGCGTAGGTCTCACTATCAAGTCACAAAAAAGAAAGAAACCTCTTAATGCTGACTTGCTTACGGATATCAATCCGTTAACAGAGAATCAAATTAAACTGTTTGAATCTTATAAGCAAGGTAAGAATCTTTTCGCATATGGAGCTGCAGGAACAGGAAAGACATTTGTCGTCCTGTATAATGCACTCAAGGAGGTACTGAGTCAGGATACACCTTACAATAAGATCTATATTGTACGCTCTCTTGTTTCTACTAGAGAGATTGGATTCCTCCCTGGAGACCACGAAGACAAATCTTCCTTGTATCAGATTCCGTACAAGAACATGGTGAAGTACATGTTCGAGATGCCTTCGGACTCTGACTTTGAAATGTTGTATGGTAATCTTAAGCAACAAGAGACTATTAGTTTTTGGTCTACTTCTTTTATTCGTGGAACTACTATTGATGATGCGATTATCATCGTTGATGAGTGTCAGAACTTGAATTTTCACGAACTTGATAGTATAATTACAAGAGTTGGTGAGAACGCTAAGATTATGTTCTGTGGTGATGCTCGCCAATCTGATCTTATTAAAACCCATGAAAAGAATGGAATCTTAGATTTCGTTCGCATCATTCAGCAAATGGAATCTTTTGATCTTATTGAATTTGGTGTTGAGGACATTGTGAGATCTGGGCTCGTTAAAGAGTACCTAGTACATAAAATTGCTCTTGGTTTTTGATGTTTAAGCACCACGATATTGATCTTCCAGATATTTCGCGAACAACGATTGAAGGTAAAAGATTTTACAAAATCGATAACATAGAGAAATTATTCATCTCTATCACTACGATTACTTCTTTCATTACTGCACCTAAATTTGCCTCTTGGCGTAAGAAAGTAGGTGAAGAAGAAGCGAATAAGATTACCGCAAAGGCCACAAGTCGCGGTACAGATATGCACACTCTCACTGAGCATTATCTAAAGAACGAAGATCTACCTTCGGTGCAACCAATTTCAGAATTATTATTCAAGATCTCTAAACCAACTCTAGACAGAATTGATAACATCTACTGTCTAGAGTCTGGTCTTTACAGTGATGTTCTTGGTATTGCTGGAACTGTTGACTGTATCGCAGAGTTTGATGGTGAACTTGCTGTCATTGACTTCAAGACATCATCCAAACCTAAGAAAAGAGAGTGGATTGATCACTATTTCGTACAGTGTGCAGCCTACGCTTGCATGTTTTACGAATTAACTAATATGCCCGTTAAGAAGTTCGTCATTTTGATGGCTTGCGAGGACGGTGAATGCGTTGTTTATGAGGAATATGACAAGAAAAAATACATTGGAATGCTATCCCGATACATCAGAAACTTTGTTGAACATAATCTTTCCAACTATGGATAATGAATTACAAGCGGAAATCGCTAAAAAATTTCTAACTCCAGAGAAGTTTGCGGTTGCAATCGAACGGATTGTGAAGGAAAATAATGTCAACTACATTGATGCTATCGTACTATACTGTGAAGTTAACAGCATCGAGATCGACACGATTCCTAAACTGATTTCCAAACCTCTCAAAGAGAAGTTGAAACGTGATGCGATGGAATTAAACTTCATGAAAAAGACTACTAGGGCCCGACTGCCTTTGTAACTAAATATTGAAAAAAGTGAGATGTCAGACTTTTTTGATTCGGATATTGTCCAAGAAGAACTAAGGGAGATCGAAAGACTTCAGTCATCAGTTCATGGCGATCTTTTTACATTTCCAACTCTACCAGTTAAAGAGCAACGCGCTCATCTTGAAGATCTAGTCAAACTGGTAGAGAAGCAAAGAATTCTTTACACTCGTATCTGTCTCAGCGATGATGAAGATGCACAAAAGATGAAGAAGGACATCGAGCAGTCTGCCCTATTAATGGGATTTTCGGATCAAGTCTCTGTGATGGAGATGTTTGATGGTATGATTAGATCAATTAAAAACATTCTTGAGAGCCCCCCATTTAAAAAATGACTTATGAAATTCCCGCTCCTGGGATCTTTGTTAAAAAGAATGCAATCAGTGAGCAAAACATTGACAATCTAGTTACGTTCTTTCAACAAAATAAAAAGATGCAGATGCCTGGCATGTGTGGCATGTCAACCATTGATACGAAGATTAAAAAGTCAACAGATATTATTATCAATGGTCAGAGCAAACAGAAAGACCAAAAGTTTGTTGTAAGTCAACTGAATGACTGCTTGTCTGATGGGATGGAGGAATATGTTAAAGAGTATCCCATCCTTGAGACTGGGCAGATGTGGAGAATGGAACCGATGGCCATTCTGCAGTCTTACAAACCAAAGGAAGGATTCTTCCAACTTCACTATGAATCTATCAATGAAGTTTTGGCGACTAGAATGATTGTTTGGATGATCTATCTCAATGATTGTCCTGAGGGTGGAACTGAGTTTCCATACTTTAACGTCACCACGAAAGCAGAGAAAGGAACTCTCGTTCTCTTTCCCACTAGTTTTACTTATGCTCACAAGGGACAAATCTCTGAAGAGCATCCCAAGATGATCGCTACTGGATGGTATAGTATGGTTCCATCCTACATCCAAGAGCAAATGCAACAGCAGCAGGCTTGACATCCTTTCATTCCTCTGGTATGATAAAGAAGTCTTCAACCAACCCAATTCATCCAACTATCCAATGTCTTTTGCTAATCTAAAGAAACAATCCAAACTCGGTTCGCTGACTCAGAAACTGGTCACGCAAGTCGAGAAGATGAATAAGTCTGCTGGTTCTGGCGACGAACGCCTCTGGAAACCTGAAGTAGACAAAGCCGGCAACGGTTATGCTGTTATTCGATTCCTTCCTCCTCCTGATGGCGAAGATATGCCTTTCGCCAAAGTCTACTCCCATGCCTTTCAAGGTCCTGGTGGATGGTACATCGAGAACTCTCTGACCACTCTGGGTCAGAAAGATCCTGTCTCTGAGCACAACTCTATGCTCTGGAACAATGGCACCGATGCTGGTAAGGAGCAGGCGCGTAAGCAGAAGCGCAAACTGTCTTACGTTTCCAACATCTATGTTGTGAAAGATCCTGCTAACCCGCAGAACGAGGGTAAGGTCTTCCTCTACAAGTATGGTAAGAAGATCTTTGATAAAGTCATGGCTGCAATGCAACCTGAATTTGAAGACGAGACTCCCATCAACCCCTTTGATTTCTGGCAAGGCGCTAACTTCAAACTGAAGATCAAGCGAGTTGCTGGTTATTGGAATTATGACTCCAGTGAGTTTGCTATTCAGGGTCCTCTTCTTGATGAAGACGAAGAGATGGAAGCGATTTGGAAAAAGCAATACTCTCTCGCAGAGTTCCTTGCACCCTCTCAGTTCAAGACCTATGATGAACTCAAGACCCGTCTTGAGGCAGTCCTGGGCAAGAGCAACTCCCGACCCGCACCTGTTGCTGAAGAAGTTGAAGATGAAGATAATTATCGCGGTCCGGCTCGCGACCTAGATGATGATCTCCGCTCTGAACTGAACTCCCTGTCTTCCTCCTCGCGAGACGAAGAAGAAGACGATACGCTGTCATACTTCCAGCGTTTGGCCGAAGAATAGACCGCCGAGTGGTAAAAAAATAGGGTGATAGTCTTACTACCACCCTACCATGTACTCGGGAAATGATAACTTAATCCCACTTACTATTCCAGATCGAGGTTTTCTTGATATGCCCTAAGGCAGTCTCAAGAGCCTCGATTCTTTTTTCTAATTCTGCACAATTGCAATTAGAACATCCACCCTTGCTAAACTCAGGTGTAGTGGTGGATTTTTCTTCTAACGCTTTAAGTCTAACTTCAACCTCTTGGTCATACTGAGACATGTAAGCACCACTCTCAGAAGTTGCTTCTTTTCTGGTTCTAGCCATAATTGAAAATAACGTGACTGGTTTTATTTAGATCAGGGAGATGATGTACGAATGTTATCTCCCTTCTTCAAGTTTTGGTTGACGTACTGAGTAGATCTTGTATAGAACATCTCTTGTTTCGTATCTTCCAAGAACTGAGACAGATACTCTCTTCTCAGAACAAAGATCGCTCTCTTCTCATCATTCTTGTTTGTTTCATACTCTAGATTAGTGATGCCAACAACAGGATTCAGAGTCTGCGTTCTTTGATCTGGATCAGAAATGGTGAAGTTTCCATCAACAGTCAGACCAGCAGGAAGAACCAATCTTCCCTTAACATCCTTGACTTCTGTGGTTACATAATATCTAATGTCAAGGAGTTTTGTTCCGTACTTGTCTGCACAGAAAGTTCTTAGATCTTTGTCAGAGAGTGGCCAATCATTTCTGATGTTGATGATGTTGTTTGTGATTAGAATAACCCAGTCTAAACTATCATCGTCATAAACCTTTTGGGCAACAACATCTGGACGATCATCACCTTCAATCTCATACTTATTGTAGAGAGTGAAGATGCCTTTAAGATCATCTCTTAACTTAACTCTGCGAAAGAGGTTTTTGGTTTGAACGTAGGTATTCGATGATGGCCTATCTCTAAAAGGAGAAATGTAATCGAGATCAGGAACCTCTCTAAAATAAAATCCCATTAGTAACCTACTCCCCCTACATCGTTGTAATCTTCAGCATAGATTGGATTGAGTTCCTTGAATGCTAATTGCATTTGCATGTGGACTGGAGTTCCGTCATCATAGGTCGAATATTGACCAGATGCGGTGTAGTTAACTGACATGTTTTCCAGTGCCATGATCTTGAACTTGTTCAAGAAAGGATGGTCTTTACTTCCAGACTTGTATGACAGTCTGAATACGTTTGGTGCTGAAATGAACAACCCTTGCCCTGCTGCAGATCTTTTAGCAGACATTGCAATTTTAAAGGTTCTGATAATTTCCTTTACTCTATTACCTTCTTCTGCAGATCTTGGTACAAAGTTAAAGTCAAAAGTAAACTGTCTCAGAGCAACACCAGAGAAAAGCAACTCTAGATTGGGATTAATGATTTGACCAGTGGATCTAGAGAGAAGACTTTCAAAAGATGTATTAGCACCGAAGACGTTTGCTGCCATCGATCCAAAGAACAATGCAGAGGGATCTTTCATTCCCCCATCACTAGCAAGGCCCATCGCAGCACCACCAACCTTATTCAGGATATCACCAAGACCTGACAAAAGATTATCGTTCTGGACACCTTTAGCAACTGAACTAACTGCGGCCGCAGCAAGAGAGTTGAGATTATCCTCTCCGTATGTAACTGCTTGACTGTCTGAGATATTTCCTGGAATTGGAAGGATTATTGTGTTTACTGCCTTTGCATTGGCATATGATTTACTTGCTTCTTTGATCTTCAATCCAGCAAATGTTTGTGCGAGGTCTTTTTCTGCTTCGCCAGTGCCAGGACCTCCAACCAATCCACCAAGACCGCTCTCAAAAGTCTGTGTATATAATAATTCTTCAAACAGCAAAAAATCCGTGTAGTCATCAATACTACCGAGTGGATATCTAAGCGGTCTTTTCTTTGGAGTGGCTGCAGCCATTTTACGCCTTTTTAGGTATTTAGTTTAAATTTTTGGTAGGGTATTGTTCTAAGAGTCTCTTTCTCTTCTTGCGATATCTCGTAAAGGTTGCCTGCTATCTCATCAAATGTATATCTTCTAGGTGCTCTCCAGTGATAACTAATGGCATCAAATCCCCAATTGTATGTAGTAGTACATGCTACTAGTGGATGTTCATCATACTGAATATTGGGAGTTTTTGGTAGGTAAATGAACGTGTAGAAGTTACCAGGAACAGCGACTTGATCAACTGTATCTGATAATGCTTCCATGATTGAAAGCATAAGATCATCTGGATCTTCTACACCAATCAGATCATCTAGAATGTCCTGAATTCTGTTCATTAGTCTATGTAACCATCGTCGTCTTGTAAATCATCATATGTAAGACCCTTGGTATTATCTTTCTCATCAAGACCAAATTCTGAACGCAAGTGTTCAGCCTTTAATCTCCTAACAAGATCTTCCAGTTCATCGATAATAATTTTGATTCTCTGGTCGTTTCCCATTATTTTATCCCCAACTCTTTCTCTGTAAAGATTTTAAATTCCCACAGACGGTCTTTGCAGAACTCTTCTGCAGCAGCCCATTTTGCTTGGTTCGTAACATATTGAGTTACTTCATAAACGTAACTCTTCGTTTTCTTTTCCTGCAGTGGTGGTTGTTGAGTTTGTTTGAATGGTTTGATCTCGATAATAGATCTTTTGATTTTTCCTTTTGAGTCCTGGTATTTGATGTAGAAGTCAGGAAAATAACGATGCCACTTATTATCTATGGGAGATTTGTATGGAATTGCAATTTCTTCGCTACCCCATTCAAGGATGTTTTCGTTCCTATCACAGTAGACCATAAACTTTCTTTCCCACAAACTACGATAAATAATATTTGTGGGATTCCCTCTATACTTTTTTGTGTTACTGGGACGAAACTTTCCTTGATATGACATAGAATAATCACAGTATTAGAGATATTTAGATGTCGATAAGCGCCAGAGTCACAGAAGTAGCACCATTACTGACGAGACTTTCTCTCAGTTCTCACTACTATTTGAGAATGAATGGGTTCCCTGGACCACTCAGTTCATTCTTAAGTTCAAAAGGAGTTACGGCAAACTTCATTAGCGGTGACGCTGGATTGTTGTGCTATGAAGCAACTCTGCCAGGATCATCTTTGGCCACTGCTGATATCTACGGTGACTACATGGGTGTCACGCAAAAGTATGCTCACAGTAGAATGTATGACCAACTTACGCTTGGTTTCTACTGTGATCTAGAATATAATGTGCTGAAATTATTTGAACATTGGATTGAATACATTGCATCTGGATCCAATCAATCAAAAGCAAATCCTGGTTACTTTGTTAGAATGAGATATCCAGACACTTATAAGTGTAAGTCTGGATTTTCTATCACAAAGTTTGAAAAGGACAAAAAGATTAAACCATTAGAGTACAACTTCTTTAACGTCTTTCCCGTTGGACTGAGTGCGACTCCAGTTTCTTATGACGGATCTCAAGTCATGAGAGTAAACGTTACACTGTCTTATGATACTTATCAGTGTGGTAAGGCCTCTAGTGCTGCTATTGCCAGAGGTGAGGACGCAAACAATAATCCAGCGCAGTTGAATAACGCTCTCGGTGCTAACTCTGCTCCCGATCAATCACAGGGCGCTGCTGCTGCAAATGGAAGAGCAACTACTGGATTTGTAAGACCACTCGGACAGGATATTGGTATCCAACAAAGAGGAACTGTTGTAAGAAGGGTTCCAGAAACCTGATATATAACTATATGAAATTGAATAGGATATTATGCCCTTACCGGTAATTTCGACACCTACATACGAACTTAAGATTCCTTCTACTGGGAAGACAATCGAGTTTAGACCATTCCTTGTGAAGGAAGAAAAAATTCTTATCCTCGCTATGGAGAGTGAGGACAGCAAACAGATTGCAAAGGCTGTAAAGCAAGTTCTGTCGAACTGTATTACAACCAAGGATGTTGATGTTTCTGAACTCGCTACGTTTGATATTGAACTTTTGTTCCTAAACATTCGCGGCAAATCTGTTGGTGAAAAGATTCCCATTGTTGTCACTTGTGATGACGACGGAGTAACTGAAGTTGAGGTAGAGATCGATGTTGATGATGTCAAAGTAACCACTGACAAAAATCACACAGACACCATCGAGATTGGTAACGGGTATTTTGTTAAAATGAAGTATCCTAGATTCGATCAATTCATTGAAAGTAATTTTACTGGTGGTAGCGAAGAATCCTTCAGACTGATCGCAAGATGTGTTGAAACTATCTACAATGATGAAGAATCTTGGGATGCCGTTGATTTCACTGAGAAGGAGATGATTGAGTTTTTAGAACAGTTCCCCACATCTCAGTTTAAGAGAATCGAACAGTTCTTTGAGACAATGCCTAGACTGGAGCATGTCATCAACGTTACTAATCCAAAAACTAAGAAGAAGAACAAGGTTGTTCTGGAGGGTCTGGCAAGTTTTTTCAGCTAGCACTCTCACACGAAACTGTCGAGAGTTACTACAAGACAAATTTTGCCTTAATGCAGCACCATAAATATAGCTTGACAGAGTTGGAAAACATGATCCCTTGGGAACGTGAAATATACGTTACTCTCCTGTCACAATATCTTGAAGAAGAGAAACTAAAGGATCAACAGCAGAATGGCATCAGGTAAGACTGACAATTTAATGACAGCCATTCTGGCACATGGTAGAGATCCTTCAACGGGGGAGTATCTTACTGCTGCTCAGAGAAAAGACCTATTCAGAAAATCGAAGATCTCTGGATCCAAAGTATTTGGTGGAGGATCTGGTGGTGGCGTTAGAGGTGGCGCCGGAGGCCGTGGTGGTCTTGGTGGTGGAGCGTTAGCACTAAGACAAGCACCTGGAGAAATAACAAACACTGAAATCAGTCAAAAACTTGATAAGATTCTTTTCTTAATCAAGAAGGACGCTGATACTGAGAAGAAATATAGAGAGTCTCTCTTAGAGAAGCAACAGAGAGCAAAAGAAAAGATGCTCAGGGGTTCTGCTGAGCGTGGACTAGAGGGAGCGGATAAAGAGAAGGAAAAGAAGGCAGACAAGGCTAAATCTGGAATGAAAGTCCAGATTCCATTCCTTGAGAGACTTGCCAAGTTTTTGATGATCTACCTGACTGGGTGGGTCACTGATAAACTTATTAAAATGTTCTCCTCTAAAGCAGAGGGTAACATTGCAAAATTCCTTGAGTATCGTGATATTCTTATCAATCAACTTGGTAAGTACTTTGCACCAGTTGCTAACATTGCAAACGGATTTGTAATCTGGATTGCAAAGACTACGAAGAAAATTGCTGGTTGGGCTGGTAGAATTGGTCAAAAAGTCTTTACCAAGCTCTTCGGAATGGTGAGGAAGATTGCAATGGGAATGCTCAATAAAATCAAAGATATTATAAAGAATCCACTCCAGGCCCTAAAAAATGCAGGAAAAACTGCATTGGAAAAAATTACTGCGAAGGGAGCGGATATACTAAAGAGAATCCCTGGTGCAGAAGCAACGAAAAAACTAATAACAAAAGCAGGTGGCGCTTTAAAGGGATTAACTCAGAACGCAGGCAAATTTGTTGCTAAACTTGGATCCAAATTAAATCCTAAACAGTTACTTCAAAAGGCACTTAGTCCAATTAAAGGTCTTCTTGGACAATCAAGTGGTGTTCTTGGAAACGGACTTAAAAAATTAATTAAGGGTAATCTCTTGGGGATGATCCTTGGTGCAGGATTTGACGTAAGAGAACGTCTAGCATCTGGAGAATCTCCAACTCAGGCTTTCTTGGCGGGTATAATTAAAGGTGCTGCTGCTGGTGGAACAGCTGGAGTCATTACAACTGCATTAACAACTGCTATTCCTGGACTTGGTTTGCCATTAGGTCTTTTACTTGGTGGTTTCCTGGGAGATGCAGCAGGATCACTATTGGCAAGTCCAATTGACAATTGGTTTGCTGAAAAGCAGAGAGAACCAAACGATTTTGATAAATGGTTCACCAACTGGGCGAACAATAGTGATGATAGCATGAAGTCCCTTCTTGGATGGGACACTAGAACTGCCAATACAAGTGGTCCAAATCCTAATGTAAAGGATGTCCCTGGTGATGGTGCTGGAACTGGAGATAAGACTAGAGTTTCTCCTGGTGCAGCATTGCAGAACAGTTCTTCTCTGGGCCCAGCACCGGCTAGACCTGCTGCAGCAGTAAACGTCGTTGTTCCTACTTCTACTGGAAAAGCGTCTGTTCCAACTCAGATTCCACAGAAATCTTTAGGAACTGATATTCCCATTATAGAATCAACCAACTTTGATAATCCATATTTGGCATTCTCTTACTCCATCTATAACGTTCTAGCATAATGGCAGCAATCGTACCATATCGCGCTATTACTAAAACAGGTGGCGGTGGTGCTCTAGTCGCCGCGAAAAAAGGTGGTGCTCAGGTTTCAAAGACTCTTGTTAATATTGAGAAGGTTCTTCAGAACAAGATAAAAGATAAGAAAAAGTTTTATGATAAGCAGTCTAGAATTACTAGACTAGAAGGTGAGACGAAGACTAGAACAGCATCTGAAGCAACATTAGAAAAGGCATCTAATTTTAGAATGAACCTGTTAGACAAGGTTCCAAACTTTGCTGTTGATGCGTTTTCTAGGATTATGAACTTCCTTGGCATTTATCTCATCGGCTGGATTACTGATAAGTTACCCAAGATTATAAATGCCATTCAAGATGCCAGTCAAAGAATACAAAAAATGGGTGAAATCCTTACTAGTCTTGTAAGGAGAGGAATCAATATTGTTACTGCAATGGGTGGATTGATCGCCGCCAAGACAAAGCAGATTTTTACTCTTGATTTTGGAGATAAGAGTGGTGATGTAAAGAAAGCCCAAGATACACTTGACAAAGCATTTGATGATTTGCAAGATGATTGGGATCAAGGTGTCAAACTTTTAACTGCTCCTCTTGGATCTTTCCCCGTATCTGATGGTAATGGTGGAGGTGAATTTGATGGAGAATTATCTGGAGATGCTGTTGAAAGAACAAAGCAACTGTTAAGAAGTAGTGAAGGATTCAGAGAAAAAGCATATTGGGATGTAAACGCTTGGCGTATTGGATACGGAACTGATACAATTACGGACGCACAAGGTAACGTTACATCAGTTACCAAAGATAGTGTCGTAACTAGAGAGGATGCGGAAAGAGATTTAGAGAGAAGAATTAGAACTGGATTTATGCCTAAAGTTGCTGGGCAGGTTGGTGATAACTGGACTAAATTACCAGCTAATGCACAAGCAGCACTGACATCTGTTGGATATAACTATGGAAGTCTCCCTCAGAGTGTTGTTGCAGCCAGTAGAGGTGGTAATTTAAACGATATTGCTGATGCTGTTGAAGCGTTGAAGACTCATGATAAGGGAGTAAATGCCCGTAGAAGAATGGAGGAGGCGGCCATTATCAGGAAGTCGGCCTCTCCTGGCGCTGGTGATGGTAAAGCGAGAAGACAAAAGAATCAGACACCCGCATATCAACAGGCAGTAAAGGTTGGTAGATCTCTAGAATCACAAGGATATAGAGCATGGCAGCACCCTGATTTCAGTGTATACAAAGGATATACTGGATCTGGTATGGAAAGAGTGATGAGGAGAAGTTACAACTCCTATCACAACTATGGTGAGGCACTGGACTTCCCACTATCACACAACACTGAAGCACAGTTAAATAAACTTGCTAAGTATTTTAGTGACAATCGTTCTAAACTGGGTGTTGCTGAACTGAAGTGGAAAGATGATGCTAACCACTTCGATCACTTGCACGTCTCCTTTAAGGGTGGTGGAAGTGGAGGAATGCTGATGGCCACTGGTCCAGATCCTACAACTGGTCTTGCTCCTGCTCCTGCTACATCTAATTTTGATATGGCAAAATTCCGCAAATACTTGGCGGAGGCAATGGCACAACAGCAACAGCAAGTTGCACAACCCAAGCAACAATCGCAAGAAAGTTCTGGTCCATCTGCACCACAGATGATGAATCCAACATCCAACTTAAATAGTATGTTATTCACTGCATTATCCTTCGTATGACTGCAGCACAACAATCAGCCAGTTACAAAACAATAAACATCGAGTCGAATGACAAGAAGAATGTCATCGATATTCGTAATGGTGTTATTGCGTTTGCATATTACGAGGATATCTTTTCTCCCACAGTTACCGCTAAGATGATCATTACGACATCTGGAGATGTTGTTAATGGGACTGGATTGTACAATGGACTTCCTGTTAGAGGTGGAGAAAGAGTACAGATAGCTATTGACACCAGAAAGGGTTCTGGGTTAAGATGGGATGATACAAGTGAATATCTTCATGTTGGAAAGATCAGTGACGTATCTGCAACCAACCAAAAGGAAACGATGACCATTCATCTTGTTTCCAAGGAAGCAATTAAGAATGAGACGAGTAGAGTTTATAGGAAGTATGAGGGATCAGCCAGAATCTCAGAGAACGTTAAAAAAATTATGTCTGAGGTTATACAAACGAACGTTCCTTTTGACGTTGATGATACACAAAACAAGTATGGGTTTATAGGAAACAGTAGAAAACCATTCACTGTTCTGCAATCTCTTGCTGCTAAGTCTGTATCTGGAAAAACAGAGAAAGATGCATCTGCTGGATATGTTTTCTATCAAACCAAGAGTGGATTTAAATTTAAGTCAATTGACGGACTTATTGCTCAAGATTCTGTAGCATCATTCGTATACACTGATGCAAACGAGAGTTCTGTTAATGACGATACAAGCAATAGAATTCTAAAATATAAGACAATAACAAACACAAATCTTCTGGCAAAGTTGAGAACTGGTCAGTTTGCATCATATAGAGTTTACTGGAATCCTTTGACTTGGCAGTTTACCAGCCCAGACATCGGATTGTTTACCAGAGAAGATTATCTCCAAGGAGTTAGAAACCTTGGTCAACAGTTTGTGTTGCCAGAGGTTGAGAATGCTTATGGTCAGAAGATAAGTCTTGGCGAGATTCCATCTAGGATCATTACTGGAGTTCAGGATATTGGAACTCTTGGTGAAAAGGATGATAAGAGTGCTAATGCAGACCCTGGAAAATATCACTCACAATCATTAATGAGGTACAACTCTTTATTCACTCAACAAGTGAAAATGGTTGTTCCATGTGATACAACTTTGGAGGCTGGGAATGTAGTTAAATGTTCTTTCCCATCAGTTACAACCAGTTCAAAGAAGCAGAATGAACCTGACCCCGTTCAAAGTGGACTATATATGATTAAGGATTTGTGTCATTATTTCCAAGGACAACAATCGTACACCTATTTGACACTAGTCCGTGATACAATAGGATTGTATACTCCAAACAACAAAGAAACATAAATGGAAAACATCGAAGCACACATCGAACAGGATAAGAAAATCCTCGATGATCCTACTATTTCCCCCCAGAAGCGCCGTCATACTGAAGGCGAACTGAAAGAACTGGAAGCGTATGCTGAGCGCCACCCAGAAGATCATCATGATCCCACTTCTCTGGAACTGTATTGTGATGCTAACCCTGAAGCTCCTGAGTGTTTAGTTTACGACGACTGATATAAATGTCTCTAGAGGAATTTGGTAGTTTACAAAGTAACTTCGTAGGAAGAGACGGATTCCGTTGGTGGATCGGTCAAGTTGCTCCTGGTGAGATTAGAGACACCTGGGGTAATAGAGTCCGTGTGCGTATCATGGGTTACCATCCCTTCAGTGAGGAGGAACTGCCCAATGATAAACTTCCTTATGCCAATATTCTTCTAGGAACTACATCTGGTAGTGGTGGTGCTGGTGTATACGCTAGTCACACACTTCGACCTGGAGATGTAGTATTTGGATTTTTCTTAGATGGTGATAATGCACAAATACCATGTATCAATGGTGTATTTGGCAGGACAGATGAAGTAACAAAACTAGCGTCAGCAAGTTATAAGTCACCTTTCGCACCTTATAGTGGAAAGACTGACAAAATGAAGCCTGCTCACAACAGGATTGCTGATAAAGCAAGTGAGGTTAAAAACGGTGCTGATCCTAAAAGTGCATCTGATCCTTCAGAGACTGGAGAACAAGGATCATCTGCGCCAAAGACACCATCCAATACAACTAAGGGTACAGATGGAGTAGAGTCTGATAATAGAGCGAACGGAACTTGTGTAAAACTTGCTGATGCATGTAAGGACAATCCACTCTCTGAGTTGATGGATGTCCTGGATAATCTAGTAACTAAACTGAGCAAGATTGGCGGTGCGCTGGGTAATATTCAGAAGGAAATCAATAAAGTTCTGAACTTAATTCAAGACATCGGCGGCAACTTTGTTCAGACTGCGATTGGCGCTCTGTTTAAAGGACTAGAAAATATATTAGCAGATGGATTAGATGCTCTCTTCAATTCAGTATTTGCCTCTACAATGGCAGCAACTGCTGGAAATGTACCTTTATCAACTGCTGCTGGTATTGCAGCACAGGCAGCCCAGATCCCTCTCATTGAGAGTTTTCAAGACGCACTTCAATGTGTTGGAAATAAGATTGTAGAAGGTCTTAAAGAGGCAGCAAGAGGTCTCTTAGAGTCTTTCATTGGTAACATTCTAGATGTAACTCAGTGTGCTGTTGAAGCATATGCTGGTAGTTTCCTCGCTGATATTGTTAAGCAAATCTCTGATGGTTTGGCCAAACCTCTTGAAGCACTGAACAAGATTCTTGGGCCTGCTTTCACCGTCATTGGATTCTTACAAGGAACTGCTGGAGCATTCAAGTCTATTCTCGCCTTCCTTGATTGTGGTCAGGGTGCAGCATGTGCAGAGGTTAAGAAGTGGTGCATTGGTTCTGGTCCCGAGAAGGCAAAAGATGATGATGAGAAAGGCAAGAAGCAAGAAGGCGAACGAGAAGATAACGGTGAACCTGCATCGGGCGATAAAGAAGAACCGAGCATGTTCGATAAGGTTATGGACAAACTCGGATCATTTAACCTTGGCACCGACAATGTATCTTCTGAGGGATTGTTGAAGGGAATCACTGGAAATCCAAACCTTCAAGTTAGACAATCTCAGGGATGTTATGCAGGCCCCGCATCTGCTCTGCCATGTGGAAGACCACAGGTAGAGTTTATCGGTGGCGGTGGATTCGGTGCTCTTGCGAAGGCATTTGTTGGCAACTTCATTCAAGAAACAGAAGGTTTAGGTGCTGCTGTATCTGATACAGTTGGGGCTGCTAATCAGTTGGGTGGAATTATTGGATTCCAGATTCAAGATCCTGGTCAGGGATATGCTTATCCTCCCCTTGTTAAGATCAAAGATCAATGTAAGCAAGGATATGGATGTGTTGCTAGAGCAACTCTAAATGAAAATGGTGGAATTGCATCAGTTTACATCGTTTCTTCTGGTGAGGGATATACTATTGATCCATCGCAAGGAACTCTTGGAGTTATTGATGTTGAAGTTGTTAATGGTGGAATTGGATATGATGATGAGACTGTAGTTACCGATGATCTTGGTAATAACTATGATGTCACCATTTTGAATGGAGTTATCACTAGAGTTAAACCAACAAGTGTTAACTCTGTCGCAGTCAAGCCAACTCTGTTTGTTAATGGAAATGGTAGCGGTGCAAACTTAGCACCAGTTGTTAGTGATATAATTATAGATGGTACGGGTGAAGTCCTGTATGTCAAGGATTGCGTAGGATCACCTTTTGAGGTACTGAGGATTCAATAATGTCAGAGTCAAAAGAAAGAAGAATCATTGCCAATAAGGGCCCAAACTATAAGCAAGACATCAATAACCCCCAGTCTGGTGGATTTGGTCCAGAAGTTGCCAAGGTAATGGCTATCACCGATGAAGGTGAAGTCTTTATTCATTCATTATCACAGGATGGCACTGTGAGGATCGTCGTTGATAAAACGATGGAAGTTACTGCTGGTGAAGATAATGATGAAGGGCAGATTGATATGGTTATCAACTGCATGAATGGTGACATTTGCATCAATGCTATCGCTGGGCAGGTAAGAATTAAAGGTAGAGATGTTGTTCTAGAGGCTGGTAGAGATCTAACTCTCAAAGCAGGAAGAAATCTGAACCTGAAAGGAAAATCAAAAGTAGATATTGATGGTAATAAAGTTCAAGCAACTGGTAAAGCAGGTAATCTGATTCAGGCAATGAAGATGACGTTCGTGCAAAACATTGCTGCAAGAACTAAGTTGCCAATTAGCATCTTGTTAGACATTGGTAAATCCATCATCAACAGATAATCATGTCAGAATTCCAAACTACTTACCCCAACATTGAAAATCCAGATGGACTTCTGAGTGGAGAAGACTATGTAATTAAGAAGACTACATTTCTTCAGCCTGTTGCTGGTGTTGATCCTCAGAATCCTGAGCATTATGTGACCAAGCAGTATTATGAAGAGAATACTCCTGAAGGATCTGTCACTGTAAATCAAGTTGGTTATGCTGGTAGCAATCCAATTGAGACATCTGGAACAATAATCTCTGTTGGATCTACTAGTAATGCTTATGGTACTCGTTATATCTCTGTGGGATCAACTCCTAGTGTAACGGCTGGATTCAACGGAGACATTTGGTACGTCGTTTGATATGCAAACTGCCTATATTAATAACTCAAATACCTGGGTTGAGATTGCTGACATATATGTAAAAGACTCCGACATGTGGAAGGAAGTTTCTACCGCATGGGTGAAGGATAATGATAGTTGGAAGATGATACATGCCAACGGTAAATTATCTGTTGAGTATCTTGTTGTTGGTGGTGGAGGTGGTGGAGGAGCCAGTGGATCTGGATATGACCCCGCTGGTGGTGGCGGTGGTGGCGGTGGATTCCGTGCTAGTGCTGGCGTTGCTCAAACTTCTGGTAGACTTTCTACACCGGAGGATCCACTTTCATTGCTTGTGAATACTGCATATACGGTAACTGCAGGCGGAGGTGGTGCTGGTGGATCTTCTAGTGCTGGTGGTAATGGCGGATCGAGTACATTGGCCACAGTAACCTCTGCGGGTGGTGGAGGCGGAGCAAGAGACAACACTAGCGGCAACAGTGGTGCATCTGGTGGTGGTGCTGGTGGTGGTGGATCTGCAACTAATGGTGGTTCAGGTACAGCCAATCAGGGTTTTGATGGTGGCGATCATAATCCTCCTTCAGGAAATAGTGGATCTGGTGGAGGTGGTGCAGGCAGTGAACCTGGAAACCTTGACAGTTTTGGTGGTTTTGGATTAAACTCCGATATTACGGGAACAATGGTTGCATATGCTGGCGGCGGTGGATCTTATGGTGGAAATGGAAGATCAGGTGGAGGAAATGGTGGATATGTGAACTTCTGTGGAACATCTAAGACTGGTAGTCAGGGAACAGATGGAACTGGCGGCGGCGGTGGTGGAACAGGAAACATCTGCTCTGGCGGAGGTGGAACAAGATCAGGATTCCGTGGAGGTAGTGGTATAGTTATCTTTAGGATTCTGAGTATTTTCACCGCGACTTTCTCTGGTGGAGTATCAACATCAGTTGATACAAGTTCAGTTCCTGGATATAAAATATATACTGTTACTTCTGGATCAGGAACAGTCACTTTTGGATATGCATAATGGCACACTACGCACTTTTGAATGAATATAATGTTGTTGTAAATGTAATCGGTGGCCCACATGAGAATGAGGGAACTGATTGGGAACAACATTATGCTGAGATTACTGGATTGAAATGTAAGAGAACCAGTTGGAATATGTCTGCTGGCGTACATCTTGAAGGGAAAGAACCATTCAGAAAGAATTATGCATCTGTCGGATTTACCTATGATGAAGATAGAGATGCTTTCATTCCTCCCAAACAATTTGATTCTTGGGTTCTGAATGAAGAGACCTGCCGCTGGGATCCTCCTATCCCATCTCCAGACGGTCACTACGTTTGGAATGATGAGACTGAATCCTGGGACGGGCCCTTTGAGACCATCACTGAGATGCCCCTTGACGGGCTGCCCTGACCGTGCTATAATACATAGGTAATCAAGCAAAGCGCACCATGCCCGAGCAACTCCTGGAATCCGTTGCTATCGATCTCTGCACCCGCTCTGTCCTTCTGACTGCTGATGATGGTAGTGAGAAGATGGTTGAGTGCGACACTCTGGACGAGTTCATGAATGTTCTTGAGTTTGTTCGCGCTATTGTTCCCGATGACCGTATCGTTTATGCCGAAGTGGCAACTACCCTGCGATGATTGAGATTACTGTACAAGAATTTGAAGAAAAATTTGAAGAGTTTGTAGATAGGGCTGGTGAGGGAGAATCTTTCCTCATCCAGAATCCTGGGGGTAACTTAATCTTAGTTCCATATGATGATTACTGTGATGCAGAGTTAAAGAACCTTTATTGCACAGGCACTAATTGTGCTGATGGATAAGGGAGCGTGGCGGAATCGGTAGACGCACCTGACTTAAAATCAGTTGGGCATTGTGCCCGTGGGAGTTCAAGTCTCCCCGTTCCTATTAGGAGAATGTCATGTGGAATGATTACTCAGACTATCTGTACCACAAACTTAATTTAGAAGTTGTTGATGTAGGTCATACCATAGGAAAGGATGATGCTGTCCTAGGGTCTGGTTTATATGTCGGTGATCACATATTGAAGTCTAGGGCCACTATCATTAGTGCTGGTCCTACAGAAATATACAATAACATTGTCTATCCAAAGACGGGTCAGAATCTTCCATGCTTGGGTATGGATCTGATGTGCTTCTTTGAGAAGAAAGTTATTGTTGTATTTGATTTCCAGCATCCAACACCACACTTTGATTGGTACAATCCTTTCATGACTTGCCATCTTGGTGAGATGTTGGATAATAGTCCAAAAGATATCAGATTCTTTGAGCCTGGTAATCACTTCTCTAGGTACATCTATGTTCGTAAGTGTACTGTCGATGAGATTCCCAATCATCTGGAATACTTCAAAAAGTATGTTGATGTCTATAAGAAACTGTTAGATTCAGCAAAACCAACTGGTGAAGATGAATCGGTTTATAAAGATTTTGATGATTATATGCTGAACTTAGATCCAGTGGCAGGATATCTTGGCAGTAAGTTTGGGAAAGAGTTCTCTGACAAATATGTAAGGGAGTTTTTATTCTCTTATGCATCCGTCTAAATACTGTAGGATGATTTTGAGCAGACTAGCGCAATGCCTCTCAGTAAGTTAGAGAATCTTATTAAGAATACAGAAGGACGTATTCTATATGTTAACCCCAATGATATTGATGCTACTGATGGCATTGAGAATCAGGGAAACTCATTAGCGAGACCCTTCAAAACTATTCAACGTGCGTTAATTGAAGCGGCTCGATTCTCTTATGTTAAGGGAAATGAGAATGATCTGATCAATAGAACAACTATTCTGTGCTTCCCTGGTGAGCACATTATTGATAACAGACCTGGATTCTATATTAAAGATGACAGTGGTACTGCAAGATCTGTATCTCCTGCTGGTACTGTAGCCCTCGCTCAAGATACATTTGCATTATCTTTGCAAAGTGTATTTGATCTTGGTACAGAAGATAACATCCTGTACAAGTTTAACAGTGTCAATGGTGGTATTATCATCCCTCGCGGTACTTCCATTGTTGGTTTAGATCTTCGTAAGACAAAGATCCGTCCTAAGTATGTTCCCAACCCAACCGATACTGATGTATCTGGTTCTACTATTTTCCGTGTAACTGGTGGTTGCTACTTTAACTCTTTCACCTTCTTCGATGGTGATGAGAACAGCCAAGTTTACACAGATCCCTCAGACTTTGGTACTGGAAACAGATCCAGACCTTTATTCTCTCACCACAAACTCGCCTGCTTTGAGTTTGCTGATGGTGTCAACATTGTCGATGGTTATACTCTTACCGACCTCGACATGTATTATGCTAAGTTGAGCAATGCGTTCAACACTGCATCTGGTAGAGACGTTGATCAGAAGTTCCCCAGCTTACCTGGAGGATTCACAAGTCAGAGACCTGAGTATGAGATTGTAGGTGCATTTGCTCCTGACGCTATCTCTATTACCAGTCTTACATCTGGTGATGGTGTTACTGCTGGTGCGGTTGTTACTGTCTCTACTGCATCTGAGCACGGCCTGACTGTAGGAACACCAATCAAACTTAGAGGTGTTATTCCTCTGGAGTACAATATCTCTACGATTGTAACTTCAGTAATTAACTCCACATCCTTCACATACACACTTCCCAAAGTTCCTCCTCTTCTCGGTGGAACTGGTGCTGTTTCTGGTGCAACAGTTACTGTTGAGACTGATACTGTATCTGGTGCATCTCCTTACATCTTTAACGTATCTCTGCGTTCCGTTTATGGTATGAACGGAATCCTTGGAGATGGTGCAAATTCAACTGGATTCAAGTCACTTGTTCTTGCACAGTTTACTGCTATCTCCCTGCAGAAGGATGACCGTGCATTCGTTAAGTATAACGAGGTCTCCAGACTTTATGAAGGTATCACTCTCAACAGAGTAACAGGTTCTGACCTTCCCGAGGGATCCAGTTCTACATCTTCCTCCTCTGTCTATCACTTAGACTCCAGAGCAGTCTATAGAGAGGGATGGGAAACTTCTCACATTAAGATGACCAATGATGCGATCTTCCAGATCGTTTCTGTATTCGCTATTGGTTTCAATAAGCACTTTGCGGCTGAGTCTGGTGCTGACGCATCTATCACCAACTCCAACTCTAACTTCGGTCAGATTGCACTTGTTTCTGATGGATTCAAGGCAGAAGCATTTACTAAGGATGATCAAGGTTATATTACTTCGATCATTGCTCCTAAAGCAGTACTGCCTACAGAAACAAACGTTGAATATCTGACACTCGATGTTGGTCTGACCACGGCTGTAGGTGTTTCAAGTCACCTGTATCTGTTTGGATACAATGAGAAAGACGTTCTGCCTCTCAATGTAACTCAAGGTTATAGAGTAGGTTCTCGTATTGAGGATAAACTCTATCTCAAGATTGTTAATAATGATATTGCAAGTGCTCGCATTGAGATGGTCAACACCGACATGTCTGTCGGTTCTGGTAATACTGTAGCATTTGGTGATGCTTCTTCTGAGAAGTCTTACACTATCAATAGTGTTATTTCTAGTGAACTGTCGATTGCTGGTGCTTCGGTAGACATTCAAACTGGTGAGAAGATTAGACTTATCAGTGACGATGGTGACCTCCCCGAGAACATCGAAGAGAACACAATCTACTTTGCGATTAAGACTGGAGCCACAACATATAAAGTTGCATCCACACTGTCTGACGCTCTGAAGAATGAGAGCATCGCAATTTATGGTGGAACAAACCTAACACTTGTTTCTAGAGTATCTGATAAAGTTGCTGGTGATCTTGGACATCCTCTCCAGTTTGACGAAGTAAATAGCAACTGGTATCTCCACACTGAAACGAATAGTGGAATCTATACAAGTTTCGTTGCTCAAGGTGTAGCAGGATTGGGTGGTGCTCAGTCCAATGTATCTTTTGTCAAGAGAGTTGTTGATAACAGAGGTCTGGACGATAAGGTATACAAAGTAAGATACTTTATTCCCAAGGAAGTTCCTGATGCTCGTGATCCTAGAGAAGGATTTGTTCTGCAACAGACAGCAAACACTGGAGTAAGAACTGATACTGACTTTACAATTACTGGCATTAATACATCTGATTATGCCTTTAATCGTAACCCTTCGTTTATCTCTTCCTGTACTGCATCTGGTGGTACAGTAACTGTCATCACGAATCAGGACCACAAGTTATTCACTGGTGACACTGTTGTAATCAAGAACTCTACATCTACAACCAACACTGTTGGGGCTGCGAATAGTGGATTCAACGGTAGATTCCTTGTTTCTGGTGTAACTGACAGTAAGACATTCACCTACAATGTAACTGATACAAAGGGAATTGTACACCTTCCTGGTGACTTAACCAACGATATTAATACAAGATCTGGCAGTCTGCCTAGATTTGAGAGAGGTGATCTTCAGTCTAACTTGTATGTCTTCCGTAGTGAAGTCATTCAGAGATATGTACCTGGATCGAGAGATGGTGTCTATCACCTGTATCTCTTGAAGGCTGACAATGCCATTGATAATGAATTCACAACTAAGAAGTTTAGTTCTGCTGTTGAGAACTTCTATCCTCAACTTGATAAGGATAATCTCAACCCCAATCCTAGATCTGCTAAGTCTTTTGCTAAGCGTACTCCCATTGGTGATGTTGCAACTGATGATCTGAGAAAGAGTGTTACGAGAGAAACTATTGATACTTTCGTAAACAAACTTGGACTTGGTAATACTATTACAGCAGTCAATAGAAGCACTGTTGCTGGTATCACAACTGTAACTCTTGAAAGATCTCACGGTCTTGCTGGTATTGTAACCTATTCTACTCTCACTGGTGGTAGTGGATTTACTGCTGGTACATATGAGCAGGTTAAACTGCTTAATGAATCGTCTGCATGGTATGGTGCTAAGGCCAGAGTTACAGTATCTGGTGCTGGTGCAGTCAATAACGTAATTGTTACTGCTCCTGGTGCTGGTTATACCTCTGGACAAGTATTGAATATTGATGGATTCTCTGGTGCTAGTGTAACGTTAGCAACGTCTGGTATCAAGACAGCAGGGGATTTTGCAATTCAAGTAACTGGTGTTGGTAACACTACTTCCGCAACTTATAAGATCTTCAGTATTCCTTCAAATACTCAAGTTGCATTTGCATTTACTTCTGGAGATCCTACGGCAGTTATCAATCAGTACGTCTACAACTGTGGATCCAGTGCTGCAATCGGTACAGTTGCTTATAGTGCTGCGGCTGGTATTGCAACATTTACTTGCAACAATGCACACGGTCTGCTTGCTGGTAACTCCTTCAGATTGATTGACAGTAATAACAACAACATTGGTGAATACTTCGTCAATGACGTTATTGGCATCAAAACATTCTCTTCCAGAGTAATCAACTCCGATGTAGTTACCAACATTGGTAGAGTTCTTCCCGTTGCATTTGGTGCAAAAGGACAAGACATCAGTGCAGAATCTGAGGCCTTTGGTGGTAGACAGTTTACATTCTTTGCGAATGAGGTTGCTTCTCTGGTCGCTGATATCACTGACGCTGATACAGCAAACACTATTAGACTTTCCTCCGCTGGTATCAGCACTGCTGCAAGATTCCCCCTGGGATCTTATGTGATGATCGATGATGAAGTAATGAGAATTACTACATCCTCTCTGTCTGGTGCTAGCAATGACAGTCTGAATGTTATTCGCGGTTACTTCGGTACTCCCAAGTCTTCTCACAAGGCTGGTTCTCAAATCAGAAGAGTTGAACCTCTCCCCGTAGAACTAAGAAGAAACTCTATTCTTAGAGCATCTGGTCATACGTTTGAATATCTTGGTTACGGCCCTGGTAACTACTCCACTGGTCTTCCTCAGGTTCAGACAATTACTCTTACTGAAAGAGAGACATTCCTTGCACAGTCGCAAGAAAGAAGTGCTGGTGTAGTTGTTTACACTGGTATGAACAACGATGGTGACTTCTATATTGGTAACAAGAAGATCAACTCTGCTAATGGTACTGAGGAAGTCTTTGACGTTCCTGTTCCCACCACAACTGGTGAGCAAAGTGCAAGACTTGCTGTTATCTTTGACGAAGTAACTATTAAGGACTCCCTGATTGTTGAGGGTGGTTCTAATAATGCTCTGGTATCACAGTTTGATGGTCCTGTTACCTTCAACCAGATTGTTCGTGCAAACAATGAGTTCAAACTCACATCTCTGAATGTAAGTGGTAACACAACACTTGAGGGTAACTTAACTGTCAATGGTTGGGGATTGTTTGGAAATGTACAACTGGGGCTCTCCAGTGCAACCACGATTGATACATCCACTGGTGATCTGATTCTTGACGCTCCCACTGGATATAAAGTTGCTATTGATACAACAACACAGTTTAATGCTGATGTTCTTATCAATGGAGAACTGCAAGTAACGGGTGACATTACAGCATTCTATAGTTCTGACGAAAGACTGAAGAACAATATTCATCCTATTAAGGATCCTCTTGAGAAGGTAATGTCTCTCAGTGGTAACACCTTCACCTGGAATGAAAAGTCTAAGTATAATGGCACGGAAGATGTAGGTCTGATCGCTCAAGAAGTTGAAGCAGTCCTGCCTGAAGCCGTAACTGAAAAAGATAACGGATACCTTGGTGTTCGTTACGAGAGAGTCATTCCTCTCTTGGTTGAAGCAGTGAAAGAACTCTCTGGTAGAGTTAATGAGATTGAAGATGCAATCTCACTTGATGATGAAGAATAAATAACTCTAAAACCGGCAGTGTAATGGCATCGAACTTCCGTAAATCATTTAATTTTCGTGATGGAATGCAGGTGGCGACCGATGATTTGGTCGTCTCCTCTAATAAGGTTGGCGTAGGTACAACGGCTCCAGCAAGAAACCTATCTGTATATGGTTCTTCTGAGTTTGTTGGTGTTGCAACGTTCACAGATGCCTTCCATGTAGGCGCTGCTGCTACATTTGTCGGACCCGTAACTTTAGGTCCTAGTGTTACTGTTAGTGCTGCTGGTTCTGTCACTGCTGTTAATTTCTATGGTGACGGTGCTACACTATCTAACCTTCCCACATCTCAGTGGGTTGATACAGATGTAGGTCTTGGATTTACCTCGATTTATGCAACTGGAAGTGTTGGAGTAGGTACAACCGATCCGAGACATACTTTCCAGATTGCTGGTGATCCTATCACTGGCGGAAGTGGTTATACTTTAGGTGTTGCATTCGATGACTTCGGTAACCAGTATGCTGCTGGTATCATTACTGCAAATAGATTCAGTGGTAATTTAGAGGCAACATTCCTGACAGGAACAATTCCTGAAGCAAGATTGCCAGAGAACTTCCAAGTTGCTGGTATTATCTCCGCTCTTACAAACTTTACTGGTGATGTCATTGGTACAGCACTCAATGCAAGAAACCTTGTAGACTTCCCCGACATTGGTGTTACTGGACTTGGGGCCACTAACATCAACGTAACTGGTGTAACTACATCAGCAACTGTACATGTAGGCACATCTGGTACTGGATTCGCTGCACTGAGCAGTGGAAAGATTGGTGTTGGAACTGCACTCCCAACGTCTGATATTGCAGTTAGAAAAGAATTCCTTGGTACTGCAGAAGTTGTATCTAACAAGGGACCAGCAAGAGTTGCTGTAGGTCAGAGCGTTGGTGTTGGCCAAAGCACTGGTATGATTCGCTTTGGTGCTACTGCAAATACCTTTGACGTTGTTAACAACTCCTGGGGTAATTTAAACTTTGTTTTACATGGTGGACCTGCTATTCCTAATGGCGTAGTAGGACAAAGCACTGGACGTTTTGGATTTGTTTATGGACAAACCAATGCTGAGGTAGCATCTCTTACCTATGATGGTTATCTTGGTGTTGGACAAACGCAACCATCTTACAACTTAGATGTAACAGGAACTGGTAGATTCACCAGCAATGTTAATGTTGATGGCAACTTAGTAGTTACTGGTAACATTTCTGGTGGAACGTACACACTACCAAGCATTGTCAATAGTCTGAATGTATACAATGCATCTGGTGTTTCTACATTCGCCAATCTTAAGGCAACGATTACGGCTGACTTTACTGCATGTAATTTTGTAGGTGTCAACACTCTTGGAGTTGGAACTGATACCGCTCAGGCTAACACTGGATTGACAGTTAAGAATAATGCTGTAATTAACAAAGTTGAGATTGACGATACATTATATTGTGGTGCTACTGGATCTGGTATCGGCACATTCTTAGGATCTGTTACTGCTGTAAATGGATTCAAGAGTACAGCTAGTGCTCCTCGTGCTATTGAAATAGACTTTGCATCTTCCCCCAACAGAATTATCTTTACCGTTCAAGGTATTGGTGTAACCACACTACTCCTGTATTGATATGCCTCTTACTCCATCTAAAGCAGGTCCTTACTTTACTTCTGGTTCTATCTCCTTTAGTGAATTAAGACTGAGGTTTAAAGAGACCAGTTCTGGTACAGTTAAGGCGTCTGAACTTCTTAGAGAGACTAATACTGGTGTTACTGATCCTGTAGTTCCTGATGCTACAGAGAACAGTAACATTGGCACATCTTCTGGTAACTGGAAACCATCTCAGTTTAGAAACTCTATCAAATATTATAATCTTACTCAAAATCCAGCTGATGTTGATCTAAACTTAAATCTCTCTGATGATAGTGCAAGTGGATGGAATGGTAATCTAGGTAAAACTATTAAGAAGAAACTATTTCTTCAAGGTACTTGTGGTTCTACTAATGGTAACCCTGCTGCATCACTTGGTTCTCCTGCTAGTCAGAAAGCAGCATATAACTTAAGAGTTGAAGTTGCTGGTGGTATCTACGGTTCTGGTGGTGTTCCTCAAGGTGGTGGTGGAGGAGTTGCTCTCTCTATTAACACTGGTGGTGCTGGATCCGTGGTTGTTTATACTACTGGATCTGCCTCTGTTTATGGTGGAGGTGGCGGCGGAGGCCGTGGTGGCACTGGCGGAAAGGGTGGAAATGGAACTTACACATATACTACACAACAAACACGCCAAGTAGGTGGTGCTGGTGGTAGTAGTGGTGGCGCTTATTGGCAATTATGTCAGAATGTTTGTAGAAACTCTTATGGTGGTTCTGCATACTGCAAATCAGATTGCTACAGAACTTTTGGGCAAGGTGGTTGTGGATGCACTTGCTACAGTAATGAACAAGCTGGACAAGCAAACTGTTCATGTTGTTTTGCTCAGGTAAATATTCAGAACACTGGATATAGCACTGGTGGTGATGGTGGAACTGGTGATTTAGGTGGTTTTGGTAGAGGATACCAACAAGCCCCCACTGGTAACGCTCCTGGCGGTCCTGGATTGTCTGGTGGTCAGGGTGCTGGTGACGGTGGAGATGGTGGCACCAGTGGTTCTGGTGGAGAATGGGGAACTGATGGCACTGTAGGTGCTACTGGAAAAAAAGGAGAGGATGGAAACCAAACCCAAGCACCTGATTTTGGTCAACCACAAGGACCACAACTAGGAACCGATAAAGGTTTCTCTGGTGCTTCAGTTGGTGGATCTGGATTTACAGTTGATCCCACAAGTGTTCTTGGAGCATTCGCAGGGTCATATACATAATATACTGACTTGATTTTTTATGGCACTTGAGTTTGATCCAAACAATAAAGAACTGGCAGAATTTGTTTGGAAATGCTTTATCAGAGCATACAAGTACGAAGGATGGGCTATCGTTCTTGATCAGAAATATCAGGAAGAAAGACTTCGCATCTGTCGTGGTTGTCCAGAATATGATGCACAGAAAATTCAAT